GGATCACCTCGGCGTTCGTGTGCTGGCTGCTCTACTGCAACCCGCAGCTCAAAATCCTGGTCGTCTCCGCCTCGAAGCAGCGCGCCGACGACTTCTCCACGATCACGCCAAGGAGGGCCAGCCCGAGGACGACACCACGGGACTCACGGTCGAACAGCATACAGAAGGCTCCTACGAAGGGGACATGATAGGGACGGTATATAGGGGACCCTTTCAGAGACATTCAATGTCCCTGTAAGAGTCCCTTACATAGTCCCTATCTATATCCCTTACAGGGGAGGCTACAGGCTCATGTGGCCCCTAATTCCCCCGCCCCATCACTCTCGACACCCAGCGGTCCTTGCCCTGGTTCCAGCCGCTCCCGAGGGAGTGCTGCATGAACTTCTCAAGCTCCTGTTCGAGGAGCCTGTCTTTGTGGGCGAGCGCCGCTTGCTCGGTGTCGCGGGCCATGGAGGCGACCCAGTAGGCGACCGCGCCAGCGAGTGCGTCGAGGCGGTCGTCGAAGGCCAGGGCTCCACGCTCGCGGGTGATGCGGGTGAGCTGGTAGAACAGACGGCAGCGTTGCACGTCCTCGCCGGAGTACGCCTCGGTGCTGTCGTAGTCGGCCTTGATGACCGAGGGGCAGACCACTAGGCGGTGCTGGTTCAGCACGGGCTCCAGCGTGTCGATGATCCGCTGCTCCTTCTGCGCTCGGGACCACTCGGCATCCTCCACCCCGCAGGGGTACAGGCGCTGAGAGACGCCCTTGAGGAGCGCAGTGAACATGCCGCCACCGTAGTTGGGCTCGACCAGGATCAGGTTGACCCTGTGCTTCCTGGCGACGGTGATGAGCGGGACTAGCGTCTTCTCCTCGTCGTAGCCGGAGCGGAAGCCGCCGGCGGCGGTGAGGAACATGCGCCCGTGGAGCTGCTTCACGACTGCGTAGGCCGTCTCGTCTCGGCCGCGGCCGGACGGGTCGACGAACATCACAGCGCCCTCGTACTCAGCGAAGGTGTCCTTGACCCAGGCCGGGGCGTGGTAGCGGTCGCCCTGTAGGCCCACTGCCGGGAGCTGGTCGAGGACCTGCTGGGGTCCTGCCGCCCACACGAAGTCCGCGGGGGCGCGGAGCGGGTCGAGGGGATGGACGATGAGGTCGGAGAGCTTGAGCGGGTAGCGGTCGGCGTCGGAGAGCGACGTGTCGATCTGGAACTGGAGGGCGAAGCCCTGCCGCCCGTAGGACAGCTCTCGCTCCAGAAGGTCCTCGTGAGAGAACCGGCGGGGGTCCGTTGGCATCCCGCGCGTAGGGTCGCCAGGGACACTGGCGAGGGAGGGGTTGGCCTCCAGCGCCGCGGAGATGAACGGGGCCAGCCGGGCTCCGTACTTCTCGATCTTGTCGGCGGTGGGGAACCGCGAGGGCCAGACGCGGACCACGTAGCCGCGCTCGGGGAGTTGATTGTAGAGCGACTGCTCGCACTGGGGAGTGCCGAGGTAAACGATACGGCCGCCCGGCTTGAGGATCGCGTCGAACTCCTTGACGGCCTCAGCGAGCTTGTCACGCATCATCTGCGTGGCGGAGTTGTTGGGGACCTCCACGTCATCCGCGACGATCACGTCAGCGCGGCTACCGGCGAGCTGGCCGGTGATGCCGACAGACTTCACCGAGGGCGAGTGGTCGGGCTTGGCCGGGCCAACGTCGAACGCGACCTTCGAGGCGCGCTGATCGGGTCGCGGCATCAGGTGTTGGAGGACAGAGACTTCCGAGATGAGCCGTAGCGTGAACGTGGAGAAGTCGTCGGCGCGCTGCTTCGAGGCGGAGACGACCAGGATTTTGAGCTGCGGGTTGCAGTAGAGCAGCCAGCACACGAACGCCGAGGTGATCCAGCTCTTGCCGACTCCGCGCAGGGCCATGATGACCATGCGGCGGGGACCGTGCTGGAGCCAGGAGGCGATGTCGTACTGGAGGGGCGTGGGCTCTGGAAGGTTGAGGTGCTTCCAGATCATCCACAGGAAGTTGCGGAAGTCCGCCTTGAGCGGGTCGGCCTCTGTGAGGCGGGTCGACCCAAGGAGGTGTTTCTTCGTCGTCAAAGGGCACTCAGGGTTAGCAGCGCGGCCCGCCCATCGCTTTGGTAGTAGTCCCGGCTAGGTAGGTAGCGGGCACTTCCAAATAACGAATGGGCGGGCCTGCCGCCGCGGATTAGGCGGAGGCCGAGATACCGGCGTTCTCCAGGGCGTCGATGATGGCGTTGACCGCCGTCGCGATGGCCGTGCCGTTCGCGTCGGTTGCAATGTCGCTGATCTTCGCGACCTGCTGGAACGCTACGGCCGCGGCGAGGACCTTCCAGTTCTCGTCGTTGCCCGCCACGAGCCACGCCTGGGTCTTGGCCGGGACTCGGCCGACCCAGTGGCCGGTCTTGTCCTTGACCACCACCTCGGCGGTGCCGGAGTTCACGAGCGGGATTACCGAGCCAGCGGCCACTTCGCCGCTGTCCGCGCCAATGTCGTCCATATAGACGGTCGCGACGGCGGACAGGTTGCTGGTGATCTTGAGGTTGGTGTCGGCGTGGACGTTGTCACCGGCCGACAGAGTGAGAGTTGCCATTACAGCTCCTTAGTCTTCTGAGATGCCCTGCTCTGCTGCGAGCTGGGCGGTGGGTTTGAACGGCAGGAGCTTTTCCAGCTCCTTCTTGATGCCGCTGTCGTCGTCCTGGGCGATCTGCTTGACGCCGTTGTCGGAGAGGAACTTCACCGCCGCTGCGAGGTCGGCGGACTTCGCCTCCCCCGACCTGATGCGCTCGATGAACTCCTGAGCGACCACGCCGTGTAGCTGCTCAAGCAGGTCAATAGTTGCCTTGCTCACGACGCGATGGCCTTGGCGACGTAGGAGAGGAGCGCGCCGATGACGGCCCCGCCCCCCATGAAGTAGTACTGCCGGTTCTCGACAGTGCGGATGCGCTTGTCGTGGGACGCCACGGTCGCTCGGCGCTCCTTGATGTCGTCGTCAACCTTGGCGATGAGGCTGTCGAGCTTGCCCTCGACGCGGCCAAGGTCACGTTGGATGTCGTTGGTCATCATAGCGTGGCCGCCAGGGTGAACAGGGCGTCGATTTCAGCGTCTGTCTTGTTGAGTGCCGCGGCGCAGTCCAGAATGAACGGGTGGTTGCGCTCGAAGCTGATCGAGAACTCCCAACTGTCCTTCACGTCCTGAGACGCGCCCGCGACGTACTCCTCGACCATCGTTCGGAGGCCCACCTGAGTCAGCGCGAGGCGGATTTGCCTGGGGGTGACATCGGCAAGGGTCACAGGGATCGCTCCCCAAACCCCGCCGCTCCAAATCTGCCGGGCATCCTGCGGCGGTGCCGGGACCTCCACGCTACCCGCCGGGGGCTCGGCACCAGCGAAGCCGCCGAGGTAGTTGCCGTTGGCGTCCACGTAGTACCGCGTCGTCTGTTCCGTCATGCGTAGGCCCTCACGATGAGTTTCCATTTGGCGTGGGTGAAGCCGACATCCGCGCCCGTGGCTCCGTTGGGGATGCGGGCGGCGTCGGCACCATCCACGCCGCTACCGAACCGGATGTAGATGTTGGTGTTGTCGTAGTGCATGGAGAGCCCCCGCTTGGCGTCGTAAGTGGAGAAGCCGTGGCCTAGGGGGACCTCGGCCCCGGCCGAATACCCGGAGTCGGCACTGATACACACGATGAACGCCTGACACAGTTTGGGTACCGCTCCGAGGCCGTGCGCCAGTGTGAGTGCCCCTGCCGATGTCCACGTCTGCTGACCGCTTTCGTAGACCCTGAGCTTGGCATGGGTCACCGCGTTTGCTGCCAGCTTGTCAGTGGTGACGTTGGCATCCTTGATCTTCGCCGTCTCGACCACATCGGCCCCCAGTAGCGAAGCGCTGTCGATGGTGTCCTTGGTCGCCAGAGCCGCGAGGCCAAGGTTGCCCCGCGCGGTGGGCTTGTCAGCCACCGAGTTGAGGTTATCGGCCTTGGTGAGGTACAGACTGGTGTCCAGCGCCGCCGCCGCCGCGACGGCTTCATCCCTAGCGTCCTCCGCCCCAACTTTGGCGGCGTCTGCCGCCGCAAGCAGGGTGGCGGTGTTATCCTCCGCCGCCTCTGCCGCCGTGGCTGCCGTTTCCGCCGCGGTGGCGAACCCCTCCGCAGCGGTCATCAGGTCTGTCGTCTGGTCGATAATTGTGTCGGCGTATGCCTTGTTTACGGCATCCCCAGGCCCAGTTGGGGCGGCGACATTGGTGCCCCGCCTGTTGTTGAAGTCGTAGACGCCGGAGCTGTTGACTGCGATGGACTGCTCGGCTCGGTCCTTCGCTTCCTCGGCGGCGTACAGCGACTGGAGGGAGGAGACATTCAGCTCCTCATCGAGCAGGGCCTCACCGTTGGTGAACTCTGCTAGCCGCTCGGAGACCGGCGTCTCACGTTGAATGAGGATAGCGACCCCGTTGGCCGGGGCGGTATTGAACTGGATCGTGGAGCTGTCGAACCACGTCCAGTCTTCGCTCTCGACGCCGTCCAGGTACACATGGACGTGGGACTGGTCGATGTAGGGGAAGGTGATCGCACGGTTGGTCGTGCTGCCGTTCCCGGTGTAGGAGTTAAAACTTGCCATCTTCCCAAATGAAAAGAGCCCGGAGAGCGTGAAGGCTCCCCAGGCTCATGTTGTTGACTGGATGGGGGGGTTAGCGCCGCATCTTCTCTGGCTGACCAGAGATGAGCATCGAGTAGCCCTGAGCGAGCGGCATGACGTTCTGCCAGAACATGATCCGCGACATCTGCCGCAGCTCCTGTTGGGACAGCTCACGTCCGTTGATGCCCGCGCTAATGAGGGCGCTGGTGGTTTTCCGCACGTCATCGACGAGCGAGAAGAACGGGTTGCCGAAGATGAAGTCGGTGGTCTGCCCGGATGGGCGGGCGTCGAACACCGGACCGGCCGGAGTGAACACGGCGGCGGTGTCGACGATCATCGGCAGCAGCGACGAGAACCCGGAGCGCTGGAACACGGCAGCACCGAAGCGGTGCGGCGAGAACCGGTCCTCAAGGAACTTGTCGGCGTCCGAGCGGCCCATGGCCTGGAGCTGCGTCTGCACGGCGTAGACCAACGCGCCCGAGAACATGGACGCTGTGAACTGGGCGAACGTGCGCCCGTCCGGGTTGGCGAGGCCGTGGAGAAGCTGGTTCTCCCAGGCGGTCATGGAGTAGCTGCGGAACTGCATCAGCGTCTGAGCGATCGGATGAGACATCATCCGGTGCATCGCGCCAATGTCGTTCTCCTGCACGATGTGGCGGGACCAGCGGAATAGCGCGTTCTCGAAGGCGGAGCGTGCTTCGAGGTCGGTCCATTGATCGAGGTTCATCTTCGCCACGCGGCGGCCGAATAGGAAGCCCTCCTCGTGTGTGAAGTTCGAGCGTACCTGGGACAGCACGCGGTCGAGCATGTCGTCGCTCAGCCCCAAGAACCGGAGCTGGCGCATGTCGGACTTGCTGATCCGTCCCGTGGCCATCGTGGCGAACTTCTGAGCGGCCGAGCGGCCGACCATGAGCTGGAGCCACGAGTTGACGTAGTGCATCCCGGAGATGTGCGACGTGAAGTCGGCAAGCATCTCGCTGGCGCTCTGTGCCTTATCGACGAGACGGCCGCGCTCGATGCCCTTGAGTGCCCCGGCCTCATCCCACACCATCGCGGTGAACCCGCGGAGGCGGTCGGTGCCGAGGCCGAACATGGACTCAAGTTCGTGGTCCAGGCCGTGCCGGAGGACTGCCCGTCCGTCCATGTTGCGGATGCGACGGAAGCCGCCGATCTGCTGCATGAACGACTTGACACCGAGGGTGCCAATGATGCGGCCGGTGTCCATCATCTGAGCGAAGCCGATCTGACCCATCATACGCGCGAAGTTGTAGTTGCGCGCCACGCGGAGCCACTCGGCCCACTCATTGAGCTGGGCGGGATCGGGTACGCCCTTGATGCGGTCGTACATCCAGCGGAGACCATCAATCTCCTTCTTCGCCTTGGCGGGATCGATGCCGTGTTCGATGTACCACTGCTGGGAGGCGCGGATGATCTTCTCGAAGTCCGCGTCGGACTTGATGCCATCGACCACCACGTCCCCGTTGACGGGGTTCTGGAACCGCTGGCGAGCCAGGGCGACACGCCCGGCCACCTTGCGGGTGTAGTAACCCATCACAAGGTCCGCGTTGTTCTCCAGCAGGTCCTCGATGCCGAGGTTGCCGGTGCCGAAGCCGTTCACGTCCTGCATCTTGAACCGCTCGTTGAGCGGGATGCGATGCTTGAGGTGCGGCGGCATGTTCGGCTCGGTGTGCCGGAGGCGAGCCAGCAGGCGGCGGATGTCATCCTCGGCCCACTGAAACTCGTTGCGGAGCATGTCGGCCATGACAGCCGTGTCGGCGTTACCGAAGGCGGCCTCCAGGCGGTCATCGTAGCCCATAGCGCGGGTGTAGCGGCTGCGCAGGATGGAGTTGGCGAACTTCTCAGCGAGGTCATCCTCGATATCGGGGCGCATGTCCTTGATGGACGCTGCGACGACGCGAACCACACCGGCATGACCGAAGCGGTCGATGGCGGCGTTGATCTTCGAGGGGGACCACACACGCATGACGTAGTGCGCGTCCGGCTCCAGGTTCTCAGCTCCAGCGATGGAGCCGCCCTGCCTGCCGTTCTTGCGCATCCACGGATTGCGCTGGTCCTCGGCCATCTCCTTCATCAGCTTGCGGAAGTGTTCACCGGCGCGGCGCACCTGCTCGGGGAAGCGGGCGGCGACGGCGGCGTCCTGCTCGCGAACGAAGCTGACGACCTGCTGGTTGAAGTCTTCCCAGCCTTTACCGATGGAGCGCTGGACCCAGTTGAAGCCCTGCGCCCGTGCCCACTCGTCGTAGGCGGGCGTGGCAATGGATCGCCAGTCGTACTGCTTGCTGCGCAGGTACCGGGCCATCTCTTGGTCCGCACCAACTTGGTTCACGGCGAGGCCCTTCTTGCCGACAGTGTCGACACCGAGCATCCCGCCGATCATGCGAGTGAGGGGGTTGTCCGACGAGGCGGCCTTGCCGCCCTCGCTGATGGTGAGCTTCTCCACGGCAGCGCCACCGGCCCGTTCGGGGACGGAGGCATCACTGACAGCGCGGAGGACCGGGTCGCTGAGGACCTCGGGCACCGCGGCGTGGTTGACCGCAGCGCCAGCGGATGCTGGCACGGGACCGGCCGGGCTCATGCTCTGTCGGGCGAGCGTCTCGAACTCCAGCGCCTCCCGCTCAACGGCGGGATTGCGGCCGAAGGGGCCGAAGGCTGCGCCGAGAACAGCGCCCAGGGTGGCGGCCATGGCGAGGCGGTCGGGGTCTTGATCCTCCCCAGCCAGCGCGGTGGTCGCGGACTCGATGGCGACGTTACCGGCCGCACCGGCACCGCCAGCGGCGAGCCGGGTACCGAGGGTACCAAGACGGAATGCTCCACCAACGGCAGCGCCTGCGCCGCCGGAGGCGATGGCAACGGCCAGAGCGCCGGGGTCCGCAACGCCAGCCAAGAGGCGAGCAGCGACACCCTTCGCGCCCATGGAGCCGAGCTGCTCCTCGACTACGAAGTCGATGCGCGCCTGACGGGCGATGTCGACCATGTGGTCGCGGGAGACAGCGTTGCCGAAGCGCGAGAGATAGTGTTCTGGCAGACCGGCGGAGAGCGCCTCCATATCGGCCTTTGCCTCCTCGCTCCCGGCGTAGATCGGGTCGGGGGTGAAGCCTTTGGAGCCGAGCGCACGAATGCCGCGGGCCGTGAGGCCCTCGGTCGTGAAGCTCTCCCAGGTGCCGCGCCAGAAGCCCATGCTCTCCTCACGATTGGCCATACGCTTCGCTTCGAGCGCAGCGTCGGTGTACCGCTTGTCGAGCGGTAGCGGCGGGGGGGCCCACACATCGTGGGGGCTGATGGCGGAGCGGGGATCGGTGCGGGCCGAAAGGTCCGGCTGCACGTTGACGCTCTGCACCTTCTTGCCGAGGAGGTCGTAGACTTCCTGCACAGTTCGGGCGCGAGCGCCGTCATAGAAGATTGAGCGGTTGGCGGCGGCAGCCTCCGCGCTGACGGCCGTGTAGGCCGGGGCGGCGGGGTTTGCTTCCAGCGCCTTGAGAAACTGCGGGCCGCCGGAGCGGCCCAGGAACCACGTAGCGTAGAGGTCCGCCCGTGAGGGTGCGCGGCCCAGCATCTGCTGGAGCATGGCGCGGTCCTCTGCCGTTTTCTTGGCGGCCATGAGGGAGGCGGCGGTGTCGTCCATCGGGGACGCGGACTGCGCCCCGTAGAGCGGGCCATACTTGCCAATAGTCTCCCTCCAGGTCCCGTCAGTGAACTGGAACAGTCCCTTGGCGGAGCTGGTGGCGGCCGTCTTGTTTCGGCCAAGGCTACTCTCAGCGTTGGCGAGCGCGATCAGGTAGTCGGCATCTTCGCCGGTCTGACGCGCGGCGTCACGGATCACGTCCGTCACGCGCGACGGGGCCTTCACCGTCGACATCGAGCGAGCCCACGAGGGCTCGACGTGCCACGGCTCGTGCGCCATCGGGAAGCGGAGGCCGTACTTCTCGGCATTCGCGTGGACCCAACGCTTGGCGTCCTCGTTATCGAAGCCGAGGTCCGCGGCGTGGCCGTGGTTGTGCTTCGAGGAGCCCGGCGGGGCGACCCACTTGCGGGCTTCCTCGACCGAGCCGTACTTCCGCACGGCCTCGTCGAACAGCTCACGCTGGCGGGCGACATCGCGGAAGCCGGAGTTGATGCGGACAGCGTCGCGCACCTCTACCGGTGCGTCCTGGAGCATCTGCGTCAGCGCGGTGCGGAAGTCGCCGTTGAGATTGTCGATATGCGACCGGTTCTTTCCGTCACCGAGACGGGAGTAAATATCAAACGGAGCAGGGAGCGGCTGCGCCTCGACGGCAGCGACCGGCGCAGCGACGGCGGGAGCCGGTTCGGCCGGGGCTACAGCAGCGGGCTGCTCCACGGGAGCCGGTTCGGCGGGCTGCGGGCCAGCATCAGGGACAAGGCCCTCCGGGATGAGGGAGGCGAGGTCCGGGAACTGGCTGGGGTCGAAGGTGATGTCGAGGGTTGTTTCGTCCATGTTCCAATAAAGGAGTGAGGGGAGGACGATGCCTCCCCTCTCTAAGGTGGTTATCGCAGGAACGGGTCCGCGTTCGGGACGGGCTCCGGCATCCCATCGGGATACTTACGCTCCAGCTTGCGCTTACGCGCTGCCTCACGTTCTGCGTCGGTTGGGGCTTTCGGGTTCGGGCGAAGGCCCTTACCGTCGATTGCCGCGGGCGCTTTGATGATCGCGTCGTCTGCCGCCTCTTTCTGCTCTCGGGCGAGTCTGTCGATCAGCTCCTTGCGCGACTGCGCACGGATCGTGTCGATGTCTCGCGAGAACACGCGGAGAGCGGAGTAGTCCACCGTGCCATCGGGGCGCTGCTGCGGGATGATGACGGACTCACCGTCCTTGCCAATCACCCGGAACACGCCGGTCCCCTTTCCCTCCTCGCGGAGAGACAGGCCCTGACCGGACTTGATACCATAGGTGTTCTCCAGGACCTGCTTGTTGTCCTGGAACAGCTCGTCGAGGCGCTTCTGGAAATACGGAACGCTCTCCTTGGTGAGGTGGGCGTTCGGTGGGATTACCTGTCCGTTGAACAGGACCGTGCGATCCTTGACGCGCTCGACCGCGGCGTCGAGGGCCTTGTCGATTGGGACCTTACGATCCGCGGCGATGGCCTTCGCGGTCTCGAAGACCTGGCTGCGCAGCGTCTGTACGTTCTGCGGGGAGTCCCCAAACAAAGACCGGGCGGTGCCGCCGAGCGACCAACCGTTGAGGTCGATGCGGTCGGCCTTATCGCGAAGGTCCTTCACCTCCGAGCCGGTAAGCTGCGGCGGCGGGTTGTTCACGAAGTCGGCGGCCTTGCGGGCGGCCTCCTGCGGGGGATCTCCTAAGAATTGCTGGTAGACCTGGAGCTGCTCGTAGAACTTCCGCTCGCGCTCCCCAACGCCCAGCGTCTCAGTGACGTAGGCCGGGTTGCGACCGGCCAGCGTGTGGTAGAGCTGGTACGAGCGCATCACCCTCTCGACGTTCTTTGGGTCCGAGAGGGACACGGGGTTCGACAAGATGCGGCCGGTGGTCTGGAGCGCGGCCTGCCACTCGGGGTGCGGCCGGTTCGCGTTCACGAACATCTCGTACTCGCGGCGCATCTTCGTCTCTGCCGCAGCCGGGGACGTGGCGGGGTCGAGGCCCTGCCGCCGGAAGTCTGCATTCGACTTGGCGAGCGCACGGGCGAGCGCCTCGTCCTGAATTGTCTCCCGCGAAATCATACGGTGAGCGTTCTTGGACGGGTCACGCGCGGCGAACGGGTTGGTGTAGGCGTGGCTAGTCAGCGCGTTGAAAGAGCCGTCACCGGCCTCCAGTCTGCGCTGTGCGTCCGCCGCTAGGCGGTCACGCTCGGCAACGTCGAAGCGCTTCTCTCGCTCATCGTTGATCGAGCGGACAATCTCATCGACTTCCTTGCGGTACTTCGGGTTGCCCGCCAGGGCGCCTATGGGCTGGCCGTCGAAGCCCTTACCGCGGTCCAGCTTGAGCAGTCGCTCAGCGGCGTCGGGGTTCTGCTTCGACAGTTCCTGGAGGCGGCCGATCCAGAGCGCGTCAACATCAGCCGGACGGGTGCCCGTGACTTTCCACGCCAGCTCGGTTCGGCGGTTCAGCTCGTTGCGGAGGAAGTCGTCATCGCGGCCCTGGGCCGAGTAGTTGACCACGTCCTCGATGGCGGACTTGACGAGGGTCTTGACCTTGTCCTGGTTCACCTCAGCGATGCGCGACCGCTGCATCTCGGCAATGCCGTTACGCCCCGCCTCAATAGTCGATTGGAACGCCTTCATGAAGTGGGGGCTGCGCGGGAATGCCATGTACTGCGGGGCGCGCTGCCCGATGATGCCCTGAACGTCCATCGGGTTGCCGTCATTGTCGACGAGCGGGAGGGTGCCAGCCTTGGCACCGATCTGGACATCGTTGAGAGCGGCGCGACCGGCGCGCTGCCCGGCATCCGCCTCGTAGAGTGAGCGGATGTGCGGCACGTTAGCCCACGGCAGCGTGCCCTCCTGGAGCCCCTTGATGAAGTCGGGGTCGCTGGCGGAGGACATGATGTTGTAGGCGTCCGCGAGGCGCGGGTCGTTGGCCTTGTCTTCTTTGACCCTGGCGAAGCCTGCCATCACAGTCGAGAACTGGGAGAGCGCCTTACCCAGACGCTCCATGTCGTTGTCGATGGGCGGCTTCTCAGCTCCCGCGAACGTGTCGACGGTGTGCTGGACGGGACGGAGTTGGTCGGGGCGCGGGAGGTCATCGACCACCACGCGGGTACGGAGGGGAGCCATTACGCTACCGCCAATCCCTTGAACGCGCCGACCGCGCCGCTAAGGCCCTGGATCAGGTAGGACGCAGCAGAGGGCGAGTTAGCCCGCTGGACGGAGTTGATGCGGGCCTGTGCCCGTGCGCGGGTCTCATCCATCTGAGAGAGAACGTCCTGTCGGTTCATCTGGTATTGGGAGTCTACCGCCATCTGCTGGCGGCCCTCCTGGGCGAAGATGTCGCCAACGAGAGCGTCGACGGACAGGCCGGACACCCCGGCCTCACCGGCCGCTGTGCGAGCCGTGCCGCGCTTCCTGAGCGCCTCGACCGAGTTCTCGAACGTCTTCTGGTCAGACGCTTCCTTCTCCTGGTGGAGCCGGATGTTCTGGCTGACGTAGGAGTCCGTGGCCGCGCGCTGCGCCTCCCTGGCGTTCTGCATGTAGTATTGGTTTTGGGCGTCGGCCGCCTCCTGCGCCGCTGAATACGACGCCATCGAGCCAGCAATGCTCAGCCCGGCGGAGAGGACGGCTCCGACTGCTCCGATGCACATAGTGGTTGAAGCCTTGCAAACTCGATGAAGGGGCGGCTCTCGGCTCCCCACCGCTCTATGCGGCGTAGGAATGAGAAGCCCATCCAGCGGAGCCACCGAATGTGGACGGTGTTCCGCTCATCGACGTGGTTGGTGACGATGGGGTGAAAGGTGTGAAGGAGCGGCAGAAGCTCTCGGCACTTCGCCAAGAACGTGAACGGATGCTCCTCGATTTCCGGCGTACAGACCATCCAGACCCACCCAACATCGGGGTGTCCGTCGACATCTTGCAGCCCCCACAGACCAGCGGGCTGGCCGTAGAAGTCGTACATGGTCCACGCGGCGCGGCTGACCTTGACGCACTCGGGGAGCATCCAGGCCGGGGGAGCCCCCGTCAGCGCCCGGATTTCATCCCGGTCTGCCTGACGGAGGTTCCTTGCCACATACCGAACGTCTTCCTCGGTGGCCGGGCGTAAACCCGGCTCCATCACACTTGGCGGGCTTTCGGGTTGTAGATGCCGTGCCACGTTGCCGAGAGGAAGTTCGAGGGAAGCCATGTGTCGTTGATGATGTCGATGGTCACGCGATCATTTCGGGACAGGACGGGGACGTTGAAGCGTCCGCCCTCCAGCACCACCTCGCCAATGAGGGCTTGGGGCGATCCGATCATGATGCCGTTGAAGGGATACGAGACCGGGTCCCGGTTCTCGGTGGAGACCACAACGCGGAAATAGGCGCTCGCGTTGAAGGCGATTGAGAGGCTGATGACTTGCAGCCGTCCATCTGTCTTGGTGGTGGTGCCGCCCCTGCTCGACGGTGTCCGCGCGTAGAACGTGGAGAACCGGTACTGCGATGTGAACGGGTATCCGAACATGATCCGGCGGCCCGTGGTGTCGCCAACAAGCTTCACCGTGGAGCCGGTCACGCTGTCGACGGTGGCCTCGCTCCCCACCACACCGGTCCCTCCAGGCACGACCACAGCCCGGATGGACGAAGTCGGCGCGTAAGGGAGCGTGTAGGTGGTGAGGCCGGTACCGGCGTCATACGAGGGCGCGGCAAGGCCGGTGTCGAGGACGCGGCGGTCGAGATAGACCAGGAAGTCCAGGCCGTCATCCTTGGCCGCGGGCTCCATGCGGAACTTCTCCAGGAACACCTTGCTGTCCCGGCCGACCAACACGTACAGGTCGGACCCGATGAAGGCGGCGTCGAGGAGTGTACCCCCAGCGAGGGTCCACTTGGACCACGAGGACTGCACCTTCTCGTCGTTCACCCAGTAGTACCGGTAGATGAACACGCTGTCTGCCGCGCCGCGGGTCAGGAGGACGATCACGTTCTCATCCGGCGACCCCGCGAGGCGGAATACGCCGCTCGGGATGTAGCTCGGAATGTGCGCCGTGATGTCGTCCGCGTTGGCGGTCTCAAGCGACTTGTCGAGCGTGTACTCGAAGACGGTTGCGTACTCGTTGCTGCTCTGATCGTCGGACGTAAAGAACACGCCGCCGCCGTTGGCGATGGGCGGGGCGTCCTTCGACGTGTTGAACTCAGTGAGCGGCCGGATCGAGACGGTCTTCGCGGTCAGCAGGTCGTTGCCCGCCAGCCGGAACTGGGTCTGCTGCGAGAACAGCAGGAGGTAGTCCTGGTGCGGCAGCGCGTGTTTGAGGAACGAGACCTTGACGTGGGTAGAGGCCACGTCGATTGGATCGTCGTCCAGAAGTGCGGTAGCGGTCGTGCGGAAGAAGTCGAAGAACGAGCCGGAGCGGCTCAGGACCACGCTTTCGTCCGCCAGGAACCCCAAACGGTTACGGTGGAATACGATGTCCTCGACGGCGTTGCCGATGAAGGACGGATCGGGGCTGATGGTCTCGCCGTCGCCGCACTTACGCTCATCCCACACAGCGCGTTTGAAGGTGAAGGTGCCGTCTGCCTCACGGACCAGGATGTGCGGCATGGTCGACGCATCGATGCTCAGCACGGTGCCGGGGGCCACGGTCTCTTTCCAGACCACTTTGGAGTTCTGGTCGGAGCCGCCCTTGTCCGCGCGGACCCAGTAGTTGTCCAGCGTGGTGCCTTCGGAGTTGCCCACCTCGATCACGAAGTCCTGCGGCCCGTAGTTGGGGAGGTCCGAGAACTTCTGAATGCTGCCCTTAGCGAGGCGATGGGCGTTGCCGTTAACGCCGTCCGTCACCGAGACGGTGAAGTCGTCGTCGTAGTTGACGATGTGCAGGGCGTTGCCGTGAATGCCGATGGCCCACGGGTTGCCAGTGTTACCGAGGTTCGACACCAGATCATTGTAGAGTTCGGTGGCGATTGCGGTCGTGGCGATGTTCGCGGTGTGGCTGGTGCTGCTACCGTCCGGCGTCGTGTAGGACGCCACAGAGCTGCCGTTGACCTTAATCTCGTAGGTCTTGCCGTAGTTGCCCGCGATGATGTTGACGAGGGCTTCGTAGGGGCGCGTGGCGGACGTGTCGGTATCGTCCATCGCGCACACGATGTTGCGGTTCGTGATGAACGTGTAGTCCGCGACGGTCAGCGCACGGAAGGCATCGACCGGACTTGCGGCGTCCAGATACGCGGCGGACTTCCACGACAGCGTGGCTGTGATGGTTCCGCTGGTATAGGACGAGACTCGGCAGCGGTAGTACCGGCCGCTGGTGACGGTCACCGCGGTCGTTCCGTCTGCCGTTACGGTGGCCTTGGTCGTCTCCTCACCGGCCCATGCGCCGGTGGTGCTTTCCTCTAAGAGGACGGTGGCCGTGGTGATGCCACTGACCACCAGGGACATTGCGGTGTCGCCGGGCGCAAGGAGGGGACGGAAGGCATCGCCGTTGACCACAGCCGCCACCGCGTCGAGCGCGGTGTATGTGACTGTCTCAAGGTTGACGGTCTTCTCGGTGCCCTCGAAATCAAAGACCTGTAGCTTCTGGTCCGTGATTACTACGACATACCGCTCAGCCTCATCGCGGTTGATGATGTGGAAGAACGCGCCATCTGGCAGTGTGTCCAGTATCTTGGCAACGTGCTGCGTGGGCGGACGCTTGCGCAGCCCCTCCACGATGGTCGAGTAGTAGTTGAGCTGCTCCTCGGCCTGGGTGGGGAGGCGGAGTGCCGAAGCCTGCTGCGAGACGCCGTTGATGAGGTTTGGGATTTCCCCAGTGACCTTACTCACCGAACGGGCCTCCGCGAGACGATGCGGCCTACGCTCCAGCTATCGCGAATTACGTTGTAGTCGGCGTTGAGCGCCTCAGCGTCTAGGAACTTGGACCACGCAAGCCGCTCATCGGCGGCGTTGAACTGATGGAGTCCCTCATCGCCAAGCATCCGGTCCTGGAAGGTCCGGCCGGTGGAGATGAACAGGAACTGCCGCGCGTATTCGGGGAGGTCCTCCCACGGGAGGAAGCGCACGATGTCGACATCCACATCATCGTCGATGACGAACGTGTGGTTCTTTCGGTCGTAGATGTACTGGCCGCGGACAACCAGATCGAGGTCGTCGCAAGGATCAACATTCAGCGCGTTGCGCGGGAGCGGTACCCTGCCGTCATTGTCGGCGGAGAGGGTGTATGCAAGATCGGTGTTGAAGGACCATCCGGTGGACTGTAGCCCGCGCGAGCGGGACCGGAGGCGGGAGAGAGCCGTGGAGGCGTCAATCGGGAGGGCTCCTTGTAAGGTGCCCACCGGGGCCTCGCCAATCGCGGCGAGGATTTCGTTGACGGCCTCAAGCTCTGTGGTGGGGGCGAGGTAATCGGTGGACATTGGCCCTGAAAAGCAAAAAAGCCGGAGCCCCAGTTAAGGGACCCCGGCTTAGGTGGAAGGTCGATTAGTCGACCTTGATTTCGATGGCGCAATCCGGCTGGAGCGTGTCGTGGCCGACCGCGTACTTGGCAACCATGAAGGTGCCCTGGCGGCGGATTTCGTACTCGCTCTCCATCGCAAGATCGAGCAGCTTCACCGTGGCGGCAGCGCGCTTGTTAGCGACGATGCCCATGGTCTTGGAGAAGTCGCCCTGATACTTGGAGGGGCCGGTAGCGACGTTCGTCGACGGGACGTTGTTGGTCTTCACCAGCTCGATGCCAGCGAGGGTGTTGATCTTGCCCTCGGCAATCGAGCCGCTGCCGCCGTAGTCCTTGTTGACGAGCGTGGTGTTCTGCGCGAGCAGATAGAACTGCGCCGGGCGGAAGAACGCGAAGCGCTCATTCTCGGGGACATACTTCTCGTCCAGCGTCTGCGCAGCCGTCCAGATGGACGTGGCGAGGCGCGAGCTGTCCGTGTCGTTGTCCGCGTGGCTGATCTGCGAGCCGCCGTTGCCGCCGGTCACAACAGCCGAGCTGCGGGCCGCGAGGACCATGCAGCGGGCGACGTTCATGTCGAACGTCTGCGCGAGGATGCGGCCCAGCTCCTGCGAGTAGGGCTGGCGCACATCGTAGTGGTTCATCGCCTCGTCGATGTTCGAGATGAACGTCGACGCAACGAGCAGGTCGTCGATGGTGATGACCTTCTCGGCGTGGTCGATGGTGCCCGCGTCGATCCAGTTACCGGGCGTGTGATACGCCGCGGTCGCGCGACCGATGAACGGGAACTGAGCGGACTTGCCGCCGCTGATCTGACGGACGGTGTGGCGATCCTTGAAGACGGTGGCCTTCTCGAAATCGACGATCACCTCGCCGCCGAACAACTTGAGGAACAGAGCCTGCACGTCGCCGGAGCCATTGATCTGGCCGAGACGCGAGACAGTGGTATTCGTCATGGTGGTTTCCAGTGAGGTTTGAGGAACGGCCTCAACCCCGACCCGGAGCCACAAGGTAGTTCGCCCCTATCCCACCCGCAGGCGGGACGGCGCGAGCCATGTAGTCTCGATGTCGTTGTCGTAGGACCTGAGACGCCGCCTAGAGAGGCAGCACGTCATTTCAGGCTCACTGGAAAGTAGGCGGCGGGGGCGGCAGACGATATCCGCGTAGCTCGTTCTGGCACCCCCGCCGGGGTAGTATTACTTCTTGCGCGTAATCGCGCCGACGATCTGCTTGAGGACGCCTGTCGGGACTTCCCCCGTCATCGCCGCCTTCCGCTCTTGCGAGCCGGTGAAGACGTGGACGCCGAGGACGCCGAAGCGGGCACCCCACCAAGTCATCATCAGACCGGATGCAGCCACGAGGTCAGCCACCCTGCCGGTAACGATGCACCAGACCATGAGGCCAACCCACACGGGGCATTCGATCACGAGCATCTGAGCAAGCTGGGTGCGCCAAGCGCCCCACCACTTGTCAGGCGATGCAGCCAGGGCCGCAGCCTCGGCTCGCATGGTCTCGTTTACCTGCCGAACCTGCTCCACGCCGACAGCGGCCTGGGCTTTCGCCACTTCCGCTTCGACGGACGACAGGTTCTCGGCAGCGCCGGTCGGGTTCGCCGTGATGGCGTCGTTGACCGCATCGGGAGTTGCATCGGTGCCGAGGGCGTCGGCAATCGTCTTACCGATCACGCCGCCCAGCGGGCCGCCGATGGCAGTACCGAGGGTCGGCAGGCCGATCCTGGCTAGGGTACCGGCTAGATCACCCCAGTTCATGATGCAGCAGCCTCCTTGTACGCCTTGTTGCGTTGATAGTTCACGTAGGCGCGGTACGCGACGAAGCCGATGACGGCCACGGCGATCACCGCGATTGCAATGTTCGACCAGTCGATGGTGGTCGGGTCCCAAGGGGCCTGCGAACCTGCGGCAGCGCCGCCGCCAGCCCCGGTGCCCTGCGCGACTGCCTTCTTTTGGGCGGTCGTCGCTTCCTTCGTGAGCTTCTTGTTCACCTCGGCCGGGGACCAGCCCTCAGCGGCCAGCGCCATCTTGACGCCGCGAGCCTCGACCGTGGCGATGCGCCGTGTCCATCCTTTGATGAACGCGGCCTTGTGCTTGATTTGGTTTACGAACGACAGGCGGGCCGCACAGAGCCGCTTGACGGTGTCGACAGCCGTGCCCCCGACTGCCTTCGCCAGATACTGGCGGGCGCGGCCGGGACCGGAGTTCACACCGAAGTCGAACGTCGCAAGATCAACGCCTGGAGCGAGGGTGTCACCCTTGACAGCGTCCCAGTAGTTCTTGCGGTAGATTTCTTGGAGCTCGTCCTCGCTGATATTGCGAACGGACTGACGCGGACGGCCCTTCTTGTCCCGATACTCGTCGTAGACCCGCTGGATGACGCCACGCATGGTAGCGCCACCAGGGTCTTGGGGATGGTTGGACCAGCCGCCTTCAAACTCCAGCGTCGTGGCGAGGCACGCCGCGTAGTTGGAGGCTGCCATTGGTATCCTTAGATGTTGGACTTCGCCGCGCGCTGCTCGACGGACTTCCGGTAATCCGGGTCGGTCTTGTAGCGGGGGTCAGCGATGGCCAGCTTCATCTCGTTCAGGGACTTGAAGCCGCCCGCCTCGATGACGCTGTTGTCACCCTGAATGAGGTTCGGGGCTTTGCCGTTCACCTGCTGGTACTTGGCCATCAAGCCCTGCACCGCAAACGAGGCCGCATGGAAATCGCCGCCGTTGACGGCCCTGTTGTAGGCGGCCTTCTCCGCGGGCGAGAGGTTGTCTTTCGCCCACGCAGTCAGCTCAGCGTAACCCTTGTCGCCGCCAGCAATCGCCTTGATCTGTGAGGCCGTATTGGTGAGGCGAGTCTTCGCGCCGTCGATGTACTCGTTGACGACAGTCTCGGCATTCTCTCCGAACACCGACTTGAGAGACTCCGCGATCTTGGTGCGGCTCTCGGCCGACACGTCGCCAGTCGTCTCAAACTCCTGCTGGTATGGCGTGAAGTCGATGCTGGGTGGCGGCGTGTTCTCGCCATCCGTCTCATCGTCCTCCTTCACTTCGAGGTCGCCTTCCTTCGGCTTCTCCTCGCCAGCGGGCTTGCCGTCTTCCTTCGGCTTCTTCGTCTTCGCCACTTCCTGCTGGAGGCGGGTCAGCTCGGCCTTGGTGTCATCGCGCGACTTCGTGAGGGACGCCACGTATTCTTCGGGGGTGCCCTTGAAGTCTTCCGGGAGCCACGCGGGGCGGTTACCGGAAGCGGCCGCCGGAGTGTTGTTCTCCGGGGCCTTCGGTGCTTCCTGTCCAGTCTGCTCGGACTGGAACGAAACGGTGTCGACCATCAGTAGGTGGTAATCGTGAGGCCGTTGGAGAGCTTGACCGGCTCGCCCGTCTTACGGACTGCCTTGGTCACTTCGTCGCTCCGCATCTCGGGAACGGCCGGGGCCGGAGCCACCGCTTTCTTCGCTTCCGCCTTCGGGGCGGGCTTCTGTTCGTTCATGCTTCCTACTGCGTTTGAGGGGCCTGCTGCCCCTGCTGTTGCATTTGCTGTTGTGCGAGTCCACCAAGCTGGCGAATACCCTCGGGGCCGAGCTGCTCCACCAGCGCCATGATCTGAGCCTGCTGCTCGTCTTGAGCGAGCTGCTCCTGGCTGTTGATGAGGCCCTCGGTGTCGATGCCGTAGTCGGCAGCGCTTCGCTTGAGGAACTCGTGAAGGTTGATGACCTTGAACGCAATCTCGGGACCGACCGCCTGCACCACCTCGGTAATGAACAGTTTGAGGTTGCGCTGATCGCGGCCCCTGCCGATGGCCTCCATGCCGGTGACGATGACGGGGCTGACCATGTCCTTTGGCAGCGGCGGGACCTGACGGTTCTTCTCCATGCGCTGCTCGAACAGCAGCACGGTGGGGAGCTGAAACTCCGCGCCAAGGAGCGTGTAGACGCCACCGAGGGCGTCATCCAACTCCGCGGCCATGTAGCGGATTTCCTCCGCCGTCACGCGCTCGCCGGATCGCTGGATCGCGGTGTTGAGCATGAAGGCGAACGCGAGGTTCTGCGCAATCTCTTGCGCCTGCTTCTGCGCAACCGCGAAGTCGTTGCCCTTGTCGAGGCGCATCGCGCCCACGTCCTTCTCGTCGCCGGACACAACGTCGCCGTTGCGTGCCTTAGCGACTACCCGGAGGCTGGTGACGCCGTTGGGCGAGACCATGAACACCACGCGGGCCGCCGCGGCCGAGCCCTCGACGATGGACTGGACGAGACCTTCAAGGCTGTCCAGGTCGCCCAGGTACTCCTCGACGTATGCGCGGCCGTAGTCTTCACCGGGCTGCGTCGAGAGGCGCAGCGGGAACCACGGTAGGCGGTCGAGCGGGTAGTGACCGACGCTGTCGGGGATTTGGACGCCGTTGACCTCTTGGAAGATGTCCCAGCGGTTGTCTTTGAAGTTGCGGCTGATGTGCGTGTAGAGGTCGAGGTAGCCTTCCGGGCCGGTGGAAGCCTGTGGCGGATCGCCAACAGTGACCTTCACCGTCTTGCCGTCATTGGAGGACTGCTTCGTGCCGGACGCGGCCTGCACGAGGGCACGGACTTGATCCGGCAAGCTGCCGGGCGTCACGCTCTCCTTCACCACGATTTCCAGTAGCGTCCCTGATGGATCGCGCCGGACCACGTATTGGTCCAGCCGGAAGCCGCGGGCACGGCCGCTCTCGGGTGGCACGTACAGGAGGAAGTTGCCGGTGACGAGCAGATGCTGGAGCGTCACGAAGGCGGCCGGGCGGAATAGAGCCGTCTCCATCTCCTGGAGGACAGCCCGCTCACGCGCGGACAGGGCCTTCTCGACTTCACCGCGAAGTCCGGTCTGCTGTTGCTTCTCCTCCAACTTGCGGAGGGTCAGATCGTCGATGCTGTATTTGAAGAACGGCGTGTTCGGCGGGAACAGCGCGAGCAGCAGCTTCGACGACAGGGTCCTGACGCCACGAGCGCCGATGCTCTGGTAGGGGGTCGGCAGCTCTGATTGAGGGCCGAAACCGGCCGGGGGCATCAGGTAGGGAATGGTGAGTTTGGCGCAGTCCCGCCCGCGACGAAGAAAGGGCTCGCGGTAGGTCTCCAGGGCGGAGTACCGCTGCGCCGCCGACACGTTGTCTGTCACGTCAGGTCGGGATGCCTAGGCCCACGCCGCCGCTGGGAGCCCCGTCAGTCGGGACGCCGAGGTCGACGCGGAGAGACTTACGACCACGACGCGCACCTTCGAGGCTGGTGTCCGCGTTCTTGGCGTCGGTCGTGTCTTCGTTGAACGCCGGGCTAGCCGGATGATCCTCCGGCGGGGGCGGCGGGGGTGCTGGTGCCGTC